GGAAGGGAATATCTTTTATTAAATCCAGCTTAACCACATTCAAGTGATTTGGGTTACGGTAGTATCCAGCATTGTCCTGCCACCAATGAGTATATTTAAGTGAGTGATAAAAAGGTCTGTCATACCTACCGTTTAAGAAATACAGACCTACCAATGAATTACAGTCAAAATCCTGCATAACTCCCGGCATATTTAAATCCATGTAATCGTCTGTAACTGTATCATCATCATCTATGAACGCCCGATGTGTTGCACCTGAGATGATAGCCATTTCGGTAAGTGCGTTACGCTTCCATCCTGTTGTTTTCTCACGGTTGTCCTTTAGTATGATTATCTCGGCATTATCACCGTACGCATTGACTTGAGGGCGTAATACGGTTAATAGCCTCTCTAGGTATTGCTCACGCCCGTCTAATGTTGGGATAAGTAAAGCTAACTTTTGCATAATTCAGTTCCGGTTAAGGCAAAGTAAAGGTTTTGGAGTTGGTGAACGTGTTTGATTTGCCAATCCCAACACCTGTTAAAATATACTGTTCCTGACTTTGTTCCTATAAGATTAAATTCATTATTAGGTAATTGCCAAAACCCGTAACCAGCCCATGAATCTTGACCACCAATTCCTGGACGTTGGTATTTAAACCCAAACTTCAACAACCATTCTTCAGTTAATGGGATGCCTGAAAACTCGCTAATATTAGATGCGAACACAAATTCTTTCATTCCAATGTAATGCCCATCGCTTGCATCATTAATGGACCTTACAGTAACAATGCCAGCCATAGACATTATTGTATTCCCTATCCTTAATTCATTTGCTTTCATATCTTCATTGCCCTCCTAATTTCATCCGGCACCATTACCGGGTTTTCAACTTCAAAACATCTTGACATCCGTTCAAAATAGTTAGCCGTGTCCTCTGATCCAAACTTATCATTATCCCTATACGTTTGATCAGATGGAAAACGCAAATTTGCCGGGTGTATGTGATTAAAGTACACCTCCGGGAAATAGTGGTGCCTGCCTCGCATCATAGCCACGAACATAGCCTCCGCATCACATGATACGGACTTGTATGAGGGATGATAAATGTATTTGTCACGTTGGTAATAGTCCCAGCCGATAACGGACATAGTGGGTAATTTATGACCAACAAAGCCATCATTGAAATGAGCAAAGAAGTCAGTGCTATCACCCCAAATGGAGCGGATTTTTCGTAGCATCCTTTGATCCCAACCCGGAGCGGTGAAAATCATATCATCACTAAAGTTCACTAACCAGTCGAATTTGACATTATCTAAATCCCTATTAATAGCTCCGATCTTAGAGGTTCTGGCATCGTAGTTAATATTTAATCCCTGCATACACGGATCGCAATTATCAGCAGATACTACTAACTGATATGTTCCGGCTGTCATAGCTTCTACATTCCTGATCGCTTGATTGTACAACGATCTGCGGCCACGGGTTGCGTATTTTATAAGGAGGTTCATACAACTAAAATAGATGTGTTGTTAACTAATCTTCCTGAAAGTCTATGTGTAAGGGTACCGTGTTTAAGATTGTGTGCTTTGGCCGCATCTCTTATTGTATCATAAAATATCCCGGTTTCTATATTTATAGCCAACTTTGCAGATTTATTGTCCGACCCGTATTTGAATATCCGCAACCCGTTTATTAATGCGTGTTGAGAATTTCCTTTTTTAGTTACCCATTCCAAATTGCTATGCAGATTATCGTTTTTGATAGCGTTCTTATGGTTCACCTCTGGTAAATTATCTGGGTTTTCAACAAAATGCAAACCTACTAGCCTATGTATAGATATATTAATATCCGGTGTTTCTCCATAGCCATACAATGTATGACAACTGTACATATTAGGTTTCTTTGATGTGCTTACCAATCTGGGAGCCGATCTTGAAAAATACTTTAATCTTCCCATGTTGCTTATCTCATACTTATAATGAATGATATTAACAATAACGGGTTTCCATATTTCCCCGTCCAAATCAATTATTGGAGCCGGTAATTTTAAAAGGTATAAAGGTCTTTTCATCAGTATTTAGGTAAAATAGGTAATGGCTTAAGGCCGCCTGCCAGATCAAAATTCCTTGCCAGTCTTTCATTGAATGTCATCCTCCCGTGCCCCCATGTTGCGTTGTTTCTGCGGTTAATTTCGTCTGGCTGCTGCCCAGTTAGTGAATAGTGATTATGTTTGAATGTCAAAGGCAATTCAATATACCTATCTAACATCCACGCCCTGCACGTAAGGTCTAAGTCACAATGCATATGCTTAAAATCGGGATGGTATACGTATCCAAATCTATTATAGAAAGTTCTATCAAGAATCGGCAAAGTGATTAACCAGTCCTGATGACCGTCTGAGGTTTTAGCGCAAAAGTCTTGTTTGTCACCAATGGCTTCTAATAGTAAGGTATCCCAGCGTTCGGGGCAGTCCATATCATCGCTTATGACGACAAGTAAATCGCCTGTTGCTATTTTGGCGGCGTTGTTTATTGCATCTATTGCCGATTTATTGGGATTGACAACAAAACCTATGCCCTCGCAAACCTCGGTAAACCAATATTTATATTTATATAATTCAGGATCATCTTCATCTACCGATACTATATATTGAATATTTTTACCGCTATCATTTTTTAATAGCCACTTAGATACCATAGTATCAAACGCTAATTCTGGCCTCCCCCTGCTCGGATGTATTACGCTGATCATATTACGGTTTACATAAGTGGTATATCGAAATAATTAATCCCGCAAATCCTATGATTATAAGGATATAGGCTCGTATGTGTCTCATCTCTTCACAAACCTCCTTTCAGCTTCCAGCTTTTGTTCCAAAATAACTATTTGCTCATTATCAGGATCAACTTTTTTAAGCATTGCTATACGCTGTTCTAGGTCGTATGCGTGGCGTTTGGTTAACTCAATAACGGATAGATGCTCTTTGCTGACCTTATTCTCAATAATGGGATTAAGGAGCTTATTTTCATAGGGTTCTTTATTCATTATCCATCGCTTTAAATATTTCGTCTTTAAATTGTTCTAGCGTCATTTTACCCCTAGATACTGCATTTGCGGAAATAACAGCCGTATACCTAAGATTGGTTTTAGTCCCGTCATCTAGCCTGTCAAACTCTAATTTAACATCGCTAACCGTAACATCTGTTATGTAAGCCTTACTTTCCATTATCCACTAATTTAAGTCCATCTCCGAAAATTAAAGCTACTATTTGGGCTTTAGATTTACCCTCTTGCTTCATTAGTTTTTGCACTATCTCCATTTGCTTTGGAGTGATAGGCATGTAAATACGTTCTGATCTTGGCATAAGTTGTTGTATTATAATAATGCAAGGTAACACATTGGTGTAACACTTGTATAATTTATTTTCATTTATTTTTACACACAAAAAAACCCCTGCGATTTGCAGAGGTTTTTCTATTGGTTAGTTAATACTAGGTAGTCCTTTCTAGTAAGAACTCAGCCGCGATAAACGTACCCTGAACAAATGCATTTACATGGTTTGTCTTGATATAGTTTACTGCACGAAGTTCAGCAAGGATAGTTACTAAGTTCTTTGTAAAATCGTCATTTACATAACCGATTTGAACATTGAACTCCTCGCGTATTGCCAGGTTATCCTTTTTGAAGTCACCGACCAGGAATGAACCAGAAGTTACACCGTTGTTAGGAACAACTTGCAAACCACCAACTGTGTAGTAACCATTGCTCATGAAAGGCGGGATAAGATAACGTCCCTGACTGTCTTTGATTAACTGCATGCCGTAGAAATCAACAGGGTTCAAAACAACCGTATCAGGCATAAAGTTTGCGGCAACCACCTGAGCGATTGAAGCGATCAATACATCATAACGATTTGCACTAGGTACTACCTGACCACCACCGTTAAAGGCAGGAGCGTATTGCAAGATACCTTTAAGGTTCGGAGATGTTCCGTTACCTGATAATATCTGCTCGTCTAATTTAAGCTCTACTAACTCACGTAGCTCAGTGTCAATCTCAGAACGCAAGAACTTAATATCTGCCAGAGCCTCTTTGGATACTTTAATCCATACAGCGGTTTTTTCTACTTTTGCAGAACGTTCCACCATATCAAAATCAGTCTGTGGTTTAGCCGCACCCTCTGCAACTTGACCAGCTACACCCGGATCAGGGTTTTCCTGTTCTGCCCAGGCAATGTAAAGGTTATCGGTAGTTAATACCCTAACCAGTTCACGCATAAACGGCCTACGTCTTTGGATACGTGCAAATTCAGGATCAAATGTTGAAAGTCCAACTGTTCCGCCTGAATAATTACCGGCTATTGTGATAGTACCGGCTGCTTTCATATTAAAGGATACTCCGCCAGCTTTCATATTGTCCTTCATTTCTGAAAGAGCTTTGATATGCGGGGCCAATCCTTCATTTGTTTGCTCTGACCAACTCTTAGTCTGATTTTCAGTCCCAGAGGCAAAACCTTTCACCCTTGCAGATAATTTGTCATGCTGATCTTGCATTTCATCCAAAAGAGTTTTTAAGGCAGTCTTTTTGCCGTCAGCTTCTTTGATCTCTAAAGAGTCTAAGGCTTCCTGTGCAATCTGCTTAATTAACGCTTTTGCATCCGGGGTTCCAACCTCGGCTTTTAGGAATTTTTCTAGGTTCTTCGCTACATACAGTTCGGCTGCATTCTCTGCGGTGTCCTTAATTACTTTCAATGCGGCTTCTTTTTCCGCTATTTCTTCTGTTGTCATTTTTAGTGTGATAATAATGAGTAAATGGATTTTACCGGCTCTACAAAGTGGGTGTCCTTAGACGGCGCATCTGCGAGTGATTTTAATATGCTTTCAACCTGCATCAGACGTACATCTGAATAAGGAAGGTTATACATCGTGGTTAAATATTTTATAATATCCTTCGGTGATTCAGATTTGGCACCCAACACAATAGCGTTAGGATTTGCGCCCCAACTTGTAAGGAATGAATATTCTCTCAGGGCATATTCAGTAATTATCTTTGAGTTTTTCTGATCTCTCCGTACGACCCTATAACCGATTGACAAATCAGCATCCTGGTTATTCGAGTGGATTAGCTTAACATCGTTAAACATGTCTTTGCCTAATGCGGTTTCCATATTAAACTGAGTTCCGGTAAACAATCCATCCGGATGCTCTGGCCTTAACTCTTTTGGAACGCCGACCAATAAGCTAGTGTCATGATTTTTATATACCCTCAACTTTTTACGGTTTTCGGATACAGTTTTCATAAACGAGCCGGGATGAGAAATATCTCCGTCACTGTCCTCATTGTTGTAAGCGTTCGCAATGGCCTCAACATACCCTTTCTTATCGTCAAGCTCTTTTACTTCAGATGCGTGGTTTTTGGTTAAATCTTCCATTTGCCTATAAAAATAAATAGAAAAAATATAGTACTCACTGAAATAAAAAACACTATATTTGAATATATGAATACAGATCAGGTGGTTGAATATTTACGTACTCAGAATAAACCTTATGAGTACTGTGAGCCTCGCATGGCTCAAAGCACATTTAGCAATACACTCAGAGCGATTAAAACGGGTACGGCAAAGCTTAATACTATCAAGTCATTTATGGAAAGACTAGGTTTTGGATACGTAGATACTCACTGGATAAAAAAGTAACCATGGTCGAAAACATAACAGCCGAATTTAAGGAATACTCAGGGCTTGATATTCAAAATGCTCTTATCAGGCAGGGTCATAAATGGCAGGAATTTACATTTTATACCATTATGGTTAAGTATCAAGATTGTAGATACCAAATATACTCCGCTGTTATACGACGTAGCGAAATGTTCAGAATGATATTAGAAGATATTGTTAATGATCCTATAATTCCGTCTTGATTATGGGAAATATTTCAATAGCAGCAAAACTATTCATTGCAAGAGGTAATTTTATTAACCAGTACGGAAAATCGCCGTTGTTTTTAGTGTTGCATCCTTCTTTATTAAGAAATCTTGAGAATGAATTAAAGATAACTATTGCAATGCGCCCTTTTGATGGTAAAAAGCATTTTGGCGATATGCTTATTTTGGAATCACGGAATATCGAAGAAGATTGTTTTTATATAGGTATGGAAAAGCCAATTAAGCTATAAACCCCTCTGCATCCTCTCATACCTCCTAGCACTCATAAATAATTGAGTACATCTACATCTAATCCGCTGATTTGCCGGGAGCCTTGTATCTCCAGGGCGTTGTCCATGTGAAACAACGCCTTTACCGTCTACTAATGTCCAGTCCTGTTCAATCGGGATAATGTCATTATTTAAATCCCAGTGACCATGGTCTGTTCCAAAACCTCGCTCTCTACTATCTCCACGCCCCAGCCATTGCTTATACCCGGCCTGACCAGTTTCTTTTAACCACTCTTTAGCTCCGATCTCTTTACCTAAGTTGCTGGCCGTTGTCGCCTCTGTCCTAGCTATCATTACAGCACGGGTACGGCTTATTTCATTGTACACTGATTTACGAATATATGCAGCCGTCTGATTTGCGTTTAAGGTATTCTCATAAGCATATCTTAACGCTATCCTGATCTCTTCTTTTGTGGTTTCAGATAAATCATTTTCGATACGGTATGCATAGGTAGTTGCATAGTCATTGAATAACGCTCTCCATTTATCAACAAGGAAATCAATAAAACCTTTGCCCTCCATTTCTCGCATGTAGTAGTATTCACGTTTAGCGGCCAAAGTACCCACGATCTCATACGCCTGTCTAATCGGTATGCGGAATACGGAGGGTTTAATTAGTGCATCTAAGGGCGGATTAATCCCGAACTCAGCAACCCACGCTAAAACAGGCTCAATCTGTTTACGCAAAGCACTCAAAAATATAGGATACATCCGCCGTTCATATATTCTATGTTGCCGGGCGTATAGTATAGATTGCTTTTGTGATTCGGTCATAATTCGGAGATGTATTTCAACAGGCGTTTTTTAGTTTCGATACGTGAGTACTCTTTTCGTCTACGTTCAACAGGGCAGTCCTTCGCTCTAAACGGAATAGCTATCTCAATGATCTGATCTAACTCCGCATCTTTAACGGTTGTCATTTACCTCTTTTTTAAGAACGTTTAACTCAGAGCTTAACTCTTTATAGCGTTGCAGGGCAATAAATACGGCCTCTTCATGTATTTCATCGCTTGACATATCTTTGTTGATCTGCCTTTTATGTTTAGTGGCCAAATCTGGCATCGTTTCAAAATATCTTAGTGACATACCATCCAAATTTTAATTGTTTCAAGTATTATTTCATTATTGTTTTTTCTTATATCCGTTTGCTGGATATGAGGCCGTTTCCTATCCCGTGCACCTCCGCCCCCTGATGGTGGTGTTGGTGGTGGTACTTCTATTATAATTGCACCTTTTAATACTAAGTCTAGTAATAATAACATAATATTTTATGCCTCAGTCCACTCAATCGTTACGTTAATTGAACCGCCGGCTAAAGTTGCCCCGGCTAAGTTAATGCATACGCCCTGGGCCGTACCCCTTAAAGTTATTTGTTTAGCCCCGAGAAACCCCCAAGATAAACCCTGGGCATCCGAAGCACTTGCAGCACCCGGCAAAAAGGCCCTATCACCTCTTACATTACCTATTGCAGTACCCACTGTTGGATTTGCTGTATATGCAAGTACGGTAGCGGTTGCGGCCGCATCGTTTGCATCGTATGGTATTCTAGTTAAAGCTGTTGAAGTACCGGCTGTATTAGCTGCCGATCTTTTTATTAATAGAAACGATGCCTGGCCAGCCGTAGTTTGAACGCCTGTAACCCAAATATTTAAAATTGTTACTGTCTTTGTTGCTGAACCGTAAATAGTAACCAAATCAGTTACAGCGGTTGCTGGTACTAAGTTAGTCCCTACGGCTGAGTAAGTAATTGCCGCCACCGGTAGTGTTGCTTGAACGGCAAATGTACCGGCATTAGTTACAGCATGAGATGGAACGGATGCTAATGATACAGGCAAAGCCGTTGCCCTGATCTGAGTGTCGGTTAATCCGCCTGTAGTAACTGTTCCACTAATAGCAACAGCCGTAGCACGTAATTGCGCATCCGTTAAAGCGTTTGTCTGAGGTGTTAAGGTTGTGATTTGAGCGGCTGTTAATACCACCGGAGATGAAGCCGCTGCAAGGGCTTGACCTAGCGCGGGTATCTTATCTGTATTTGTTTTTATTAATGCCTGTGTTGCCTCTAAGTTTAATGCAGATGTATTTAAGTTTGTTCCTGCATTAGATGTTACCGGAACAGCACTTGCACGTAATTGAGTGTCTGTTAAGGCTCCCGAAATTGGAATAGTACCTGCAACGTTAACCGTACCAATTACCTTTGTTGTTTCGGCTGCAAGGGTAGCATTAGATGTTACAGTACCTGAAATCGGCTGAGTAGCTTGAAAGAATGTTCCGCTAACTGCTAATGCTGTCGCTCTAATTTGCGTATCGGTCAATGGTTGTGTTAATCCAGTGTTTGCCGTTACCGTACCCGATATAGGTAACGCAGTCGCTCTAATTTGAGCGTCTGTAATTGCATTTGTTTGCTGGTTTGCAGATGTTGCAAATCCGGTTATCTGAGCTAAAGGTGTTAAGGTTGCTAATTGAGCTGCTGTTAAAACTATTGGTGTTGAAGCCGCAGCTAATGCCTGGCCTAATGCGGGTACTTTACCGTCAATACTTGTAAGTTTAGCTATTTCAGTAGTTTGATTTGCCGCTGTTGCATCACCTCCGCCTGTAAAAGAAACAGGTAAGGGGGTTGCTCTTAACTGAGCATCTGTAATCGGCTGAGTTAATCCTGTATTAGCCGTAACCGTTCCACTAACAGGAAGCGGTGTAGCTCTAATTTCGGCATTAGTAAGGCCAGAACCCCCTGATGGTAATTCAACCTGTAATTTACCCAAAGTAACTACCAATGTACTCAATACGGCGTTTGAAACCGGCAAAGGGTTTGACAGCTTAGTATCAATAGATGCCAAAGAAGCATTCCCGGTATTCTGGCCAGTATCGGTAGCTAAACCAGCCGTACTCATTGATGCAAGCACTGGCAATGGGTTTGCGGCTGATACGGGTGTAGGCACCCCGGTTGCGTTTAGATATTCATTGACTACCTTTTGATGCGCCGCACCCGCTGCATCGTTCGTGGTTGCTACCGTTATATTATCTGCCATTATCTTGTTTGTATTGCTGTTGTGGATATAATATCGCCTCTATCGTCTTTTTTATGAGTGAAAATCCATTCCCTCTTTTTAGCGATCTCCGCCGTTAATTCTTTTATAGATAATGCGATCTGTTTTTGTTGATCTGCCTGTAATTCAATCGCCTCTGATAAAACCTTTTGATCTTTAACTATACTATTTGCTAAATCGGTTATTGACACCGTTAATGCCTCGTTATTGACCGATACGCTAACTTCTGGTGCCGGCATTGCTTTGATTGTTTCGGCAAAGCGGTTAACAGCCTCTATTTGATGCTCGATTAAATCAGAGCTAATAGTTTCGCTTTTAAGCTGTGATAGGCTCAAAGAAATCCCATTGAGGCTTTCAACAACCTCTTTTTGATGCATTAAAGTATCAAAGTCTAAATCGTTATCATGCATACAAATAGTTTATTTCCTGTTTCAAGCGATTGAGTTCTCTTTTAATACTATCCTGTCTGCTTTTAAATCCAGCCGGGTTAGACGAACCAACCAGGTCACGGGCAGATATAAAGTCAAGTTCTATTATCGGAGCTAATTCTTTCACCTTAACCTTTTCGGTTTTGCCTGGCATTTGGTAGTCATATTGTTTGCCCTCTGGATCAGGTTCTTCCATAGGCTCAGTTATTTGCTCTAAGGTCATAAGTCCAGAAGGAACTAACATAGTTTTACCTAACCCGTTTGACATTTCATCGAAATTAAATAAGGCTCTGCGCTCATCCTCTGATAAAGTAGGTTTGCCATACACTTTTGACAACAGTTCCAAATCGGGAGCTAACTCATTAAACTCAGTCAGGTCATGAGATGCGATTATGTCAAGTCCATACCAAAGTTCAATCCAACGCTTAAACTTCATATCGAATTTGCGTAGTTCAGGGACGATTGTATTAGTTACCAATGCTTTATATCCAGCTTTTACATTGCTTTCGGTTGATGCGCTGGTATCGGGGCCGAGTGCAACCGGAATACCTAGCACTGCATACATATCTCTCCAATCAGCTTTCTCAGCATCTATTAACTCCATCTCAGCTAATGTATCACCATAATTTTGAACTTCTACTTTGCCGTTAATGAAGTTCATTTTTCGGTTATTGACTGAGCCTGTATAGTCCTTAATCATAGCGTCTTTCAGCTTTGACATTTGATCACCTGTCATTTTCTCAACTACTCCACCGGCTCCATCTGTCATCAAATCAGATGAGAATATTGTTCCACGGCCTCCGTTCATATATGCAGAACCCTGTGCGGTCTGGTTTTCCTCATTCTTGCTGACTGTCTTACCAGCCGGGTTCATGAACGAATGACCGTTAACCTCATTGTTTTCAGGGTTCCATTTCTTTAAATGAAATACCTGATTTGGGTCTAATGTAAGCTGTTCACCGTTATTTAAGGTTATGCGATAAACTGAAATAGGATTGAATGGGTCATTTGATTTTTCACACAATACCCGGTTACGATTCGGGGCGTATAGGTAGTTAGGTTTGAATTTACGGCTATCCGCTCCGGGGCCGTCCTGAGAACCTAATGCAATTAAGTACCCGTCTCCAAATTCATAGTTAAACCAGAATTGTTCCATTAGTTCAATGCCGGTCTGGAAATCGTTGGGGCGTTCTAATAGTTCAATTAACGGGTGTTCGTCTATTTCATCAAGCGCAATAGCTTTAGATACCACCCTTGCATTGTTTGAGGTATCGTTTTTATAGAATGTTCTTAAAGCCTTCTTATTCTTGACCTTGTACACAATCATATCAGGTTCAACTAGCTTTCTGATCTTTAGGTTAAGGCCAGCATAGACAATTTTATTGTTATACCCTGATATACCATTTCCATTAAGCCATGTAAAGGCACGGCCAAAGTTGTATGCAAATCCAGCCCCTAAAACAGGGTTATACCCTAACTGTTTAAGAGCCCATTGCTTTAGTTGAGTTTTAATTTGCATAATGTAAAAGTAATAAATTATCCTACAAAAAAAGTACGTTCTTTTTTAGCTGACAATTGAGGGTATATCGCATACCTGACAGCATCTAAAAGGTGGTTGTATGCATCAATGGGTATCTTAGACTTTTTATCATGCCATACATAATTGTTCAACTCTTTGATTAAGTTTAAGCTTCCCGGGTCAATAACCAACTCATAGTCCTGTAAGATAGCTATTCCAGCTAAGATTGAGCCGGGAGGTTTAGGACATCCGATAATATTACACCCTTTTGTAGCTATTTCAGCTATTAGCCTCACCTCAGCACTATCAGCATAAATAAGCCTCCCGTTTGCGTATCGCATGTTAGATACATAAATATCGGTGGTTGTCATCCGTGGCTGGTATAACATTTCTTGCAAGTATATTTTTTTACGGGTTTGATCTATTGAAGTCTTAACTAATGTTGTAGGGTCAACACTAAATCCAAAATCTTGACCATAAACAGACGGTGAAACCTCTTGAAATGGTGCTATTGACCAGTTAGTGTAAATTACGCCCTCCGCTTTATCGAGCCATCCACCTAATACAACGTGCTTATAATACAGAGCGTTTTTAATAAGCCTGGCCGGTAGTTTATCTCTTTGATCTTGCGGAACATCCAGCCAACGTTCATAATCAATACGTTTAGCCTCAAAGTCCTCCCATATATCGTCTGCAATGTATTCGCGCTCCATATCGAAGTATGAAGCATGGATAAATAAGATGTTGCCGACAATACCGTTATGCCCTTCTTGCACACCGTTTGCCTCGAATAGCTCTTGATATATCCAATGCTCTTTAGTAGCCGGGTTAAGTAGTAATATTGACAAATTCCGTACATCTGTTGCACGTATTGACTTCTTTATTTTATCCCAATCATCAAATGAGGGCATTTCTTCTGCCTCTTCTAAGATGAACATAGAGAAGTTTTTAAGTGATTTGAGGTTTGCGGTTTGGTTGCCTGAACTTGTCTTGATACCTTTAAAAACTATTTTGCTTTGATTACGGGTACCTTCAATACGATCTTTGTTAATCGTGAAAGCATCGTAGGCATTGAGTATCTCTACCTTTTCGGCAAATTCAGGAATAATCGAATCCTCTGCCGCTGTTAGGGTGTAACGGGTATAAAGTACCCTATGATTGAAGTCTTTGGCTGCAACGCATGAGAATGTTCCTACTGCAAAGGACTTTTGACTGTTACGCCCTCCCGTTACGACTACGGTACTTACCCTATGCAATGGATCGCCGGGTTGTGCGGATAGCCACGCAAATAACGGCTCATACTTCTTACTTAGTTTTAGCACTTCCATCCGTGAAGCCTATAGGGGTTGGGAATAGCGGGATACCGTCAAGCCCGGTTACTTCTTGTTTTGGCGCACCGTATGCTGAGTCCTGCAAGGCTTTATAAGCATTTGTGTCACCTTTCTCGATTGCTTGACTAGCCATTACAATAGTCATCATCTCTTCTACGGTGCTTTGTTCGCATATCTCAGGGTATATTAATCTCAGTGCTTCCATTTTCTCTTTTGGAAACATTGCCCTCATTTCTAGCACTTTACGGGCTATTGTTGAGCGGTTTTTAGTGCCTGGTATCTTACCAGCAGGGTTGCCTGATTGGCCTGGTTGATAAGAAGTTAGGTTTTCATCGTTCATCTCACTACATTTTCACTGCAAAATCAAATGTAACATAATTAATTATCTTTCCTATGTTCAAAACACGTTTGCGTTTCTAATTGACACGTAACCGGGATAAAACTCACCCCTTTATCAAACTTACTACAATGCCCAAATTGCAACCTGTCAGTTATTCCAGTACCTGCATAATGCTCTTTGTGAAATATCTGTTTTGCAAAATCCCTGATCATGTGCTTGCAATCATTGCAATTACAATCTATGAGTTGTAGTTCGTAGTTGTTACTCATCGTATTACACCCTCAATCACAAAATTTATAAACTCTTTACCTTTATCCGTTTTTAGCTTATAAACGTGCATCTCAAATATATCTCTATCATTAAAACCGTACTTCTTTTGAAGGATGTCTAAAAACGGCTTTACAGGGTTATCTATGTCGGCTCCAAGGTTACTTACCCCAAAGGTTATAATAATAGCGTATGGAGCTTGTGGTAAAGCGTGGAGGGGTAATAAGAATAATATATCATTCTCATATTTTTTATATTTATCTGTTTTGAACCTTTGGCCTTTCCAGCATTCGTTTACCGATAACGGTTTATAATCAATTCTCATGCTTCAATTTTAAATATTCATCCCAGGTCATTACTGTAACTGCTCCTTTGGTTGTTTGGTAAGTTGTCATTGTGCTTTATATTGTAAATACTCACCAATATCCATTTTTATGTCATCTTGTAAAATAAACCTTTTCCCATCCTGCGAACCTTGCATAGTACATATTCGATCAAATTCATTTATCCAAACATTGATCTGCTTTTGAGCATCTGTCTGATTTAATTGTTTGCCAGGCTCTTTAACAATCACTTTTTTATCAATTAATTCTTTAACGTACTCTGGCATAGGGATTAACGGATAGCTTTTAATGGGTTCGCTGTATAATCTGTTTTCTTTTGCCCTTGCTGATTCAAATTCAGTGGATCGTATTTCGAGATATTTGTCGAACCAATCAAATATTACATTCCCATCAATTCGATCATAGACAGTGCCAAATTTCCCTAGCTTTGCCATTTTAAAGCATAGTTTCCAATCATCAAATTTATATGATCCGTATGCTTCAATTATTAATTCAACCGTGGATGCTATCTGTGATCCGCTCATTGATTTACCTAAACTGAAAAACTCTACAACATCTGCAATAATATCAACAAGTAACGCTTTAATGACAGGCTCACCGTTAATCTGAACCAATCTTACAACTGATGGGTTAGTACTAGAAATAATATCAGCTACCGTTTTGGGATTGATGGTTTGCAATAACAGCGCGGGCTGCCTCTCTAAGTTCTGCAACTGATTGTTGTTTTGCGTTTTTAGTTGATTGTCTTGATTCTCCATGTTGTTTTAATTTTTCAGTCCATACCTCCCTATCCCAGCCGTTGTTTAAAAATGTATCAAGTGATTGCGTTTCTGATCCTGATTGTTTTTTGTATTTCCAGTACGCCGGATATTGTTCTTTGAAATAATCAAAGTTATTGTTTGCAAACAGAAGTCTTACAAATGAGCCTATTTTCATTAAATGATTTGCGTTCCTTATTTCAGTAAAGTTAAAGTCGGTTAAAATTTTTAATGAAACTTCTTTAATTTTATTTTCTCTTTCATTATCAATTATATTTATATCTCTATTTCTATTTTCATTTATATCTTCTAAAGGCATTGCCACGGCGTATGCCACGGCATTTAATCCGGCATCCTTTTTTCTCTTTTCCCAGCCATCTACGGCTCTTTTACGTTGTTTTTCGGCAGACTCCTTGCGTTTCTGTGTTTCCACCTCTAGCCGATCATTATACCAGAGCGATGCAGAATCCTGCCGAAACTTTGCCATGACATCTGCCGCGGCATTGCCCACGCTTAGTGCAATTAGCTTGTCAGACAGCCTACCTTTTTGATGTTGCAAGCATAAAAGAGTTATATATTGGCCTCTTTCTTCCATAGTTAAATCCTGGATGCCAGACAAAAAATCAGATGAATAAAATAAAAATGCGGGGTCTTTTGCCATTTTTAATAAGTTAAAAAACCCTTCCACCGAAAAAAAGTCGCTACAACACTCCAGCGGATGCCGGTAAAAGACGGTGAAAGGGATGTTTTAAATATCATTTTATAATGTTGTAGCTAGTTACTAATATAACAATTTTATAGATAAGTCGGGAAAGTATTTGTCCTTATCTTCTTTTTTCTACGAACTAATTTCCCGATTAATCCTAAATCTTTTAAAATAGCCTGGTATCTGCTTTGTGAAATACCTAAAATTCCTGGTATGTCGTGGCTATGAATACGGTTAACCATCTTTAAAACATCTGATCTAAACTTTAAGGTGTCGGTTTTATATAGGTTTTCCTGTGATTCCCGGTGAACAATTTCGAAATACTTTTCATATCCTCCGTTATCGTCAATGATTATTTGAATTTCTTGTAACAAAGCCATACCCGATTCAGACCAAGCATATTGGCCCCTAATGTCATACGCTTCCATCCTGTAAAATAAAGTACCTTTTAAACCTTTTTTTATTGTTGTTTTCAACTAACTCATCCGATATTTTCAAGCCCTCAGACCTGAGAACAGATATATATTTGCGTAAATCGGCTGTTAAAAATTGCTTTGCGGCTGTGCAAGATGTAAGGATTTTGCCTGATTGCAAATAGGACTTGATTTGTGCTTTAACTGATTGATTCTGTTCCATTTTTTTAAGTTTAGATTGTTTAATTTATTTAGTTAGTCCGCAAAACTCAAAAAGCATGGTTTGAACCTTAGTACCTTTTTTGATTTTACTCTTGTTGGGGAATACTATGTCTTCATTTAAAACCTCGTCTTTTTGACCGAAAAATCCAAATGTATCCCGGTCTTTATCGCACTTGATAAGCCCTATAAACTTATTGCCTACGTAATACTCTTTGAAATATCCGAATTTATTAAACATGTTTTTTGTGTTTTTCATTAATGATTACCGGTACTGTATTAATCCATTTTATTGCATGATGTATTCTAGTGTGCTTACTTAGCATTAAGGCAATTTTAACGCTAGACGGATGCATCATAACGCTATGGAATGATTTAACATATGTTCCAGAAAGCGCATACACATCTGTCATACCGCTTTTATTGCTTTGAGTAGCTTCTTGGTCTAAAGAAACAAACGGTATTGTCAAAAACAGATCGCCGCGACTACCAAGAGATGTATAAGTATTTACATCTTCATTTATTGAACCTATAAACTTAAATGGCCTATCTATTGAACACAAAAAAGAGTTCATGCATTTTCTTTTGCTAAACCTGTAAAGTTTTTTGCCGTTGTTTAGACCTCCGATGAAATCACCACCCTGAGAAAACGATATACTTAAAAAATTTCTTGTTTCGTAAAAAGCAATTAGCTTTATAAAATATGAATCTAGGCTCTTTATGGGTACGTGAATCCCTTTTTCGTTTATTAAAAGCCTGTAACCAAAGCCCTTGTAATCATCGTCAAGCTGAATGAAGTACTTTACATTCAATTCCTTTGCTATCTCAAAACAAGCATTCCTAGCGTGTATTATTACCTTTCTATTATCAAAATTATTACCCTCGTCAACACTATCGGCTATTGCCTTTTTATCGAAAACCTTAACGTATTCTGACCCGAAATTTTCGATATACCTATCAATAGATACATCTTCATTATCTACGATGAAATATGTTTTACCTGTATAGCCACACCTTTGAAGTGTTTTCACTGTCTTGACGTTATCTGGCCGCCCGTGAGTCAAGATAAAAACCGCAAAAGAATTATTCTCCATATTCTTCTAGGTATTGAGATTTAATATCATCACATAATTTCACATATCCGTATTCAATCGCTTTATTGAAATCAATAATAACTAAAGCCGAGTTTTCCATCAAGTTCTGAACCTCTGCACTTGAATGAGCATAATAATCAGCAATCTTTTCATAATTAAAAACATTGTGCCTTTTTGCAGCCTCAATTAAAAATCTCTTTTCTTCTTTAGGGATACCCGAGGCTTCAATCTCTTTAATCATTCTTTTAGATTTGCTTTCATTAACAAGTTCTAAAACATGCGGCTTTTTATTCTTTGGCTCATAAATAGGAGCGTCAATCTTAGATGAGTATTTTGTATTTTCTGCCGGCTTAAATTCATCACCGAATAGGTTTTTTTGTTTCATTTCCGTTTACTTTTAAATATTCCTAATTGTTTAACCGTTCCAGGCTTTTCAGGATGCTGTAATTCAGATTTTACATTCAATCCGCACATCTCATGACATGTTGAACATTTGCCAAAATAAGTGCTTTTATTGTACTTACTAATAAGTGCCTTTTTACCTAAAAACTCGCTTTTCGTTACGTTAATTACACCGCTCTTAACTAATAGGTTGCTTTTATTTACCCTTAATACAGTGTCAATCACGGCATCATTCTTAAATAATGCTGCCTGTATTTTAGCCATTCTGTGGCCTCCTGGATTATCTAAGTTAAAACTAGCTGATACCACCCTTAAAATTGATTTGCAGTACGGTTTAAGCCGTTCGTATTGGTTAAGGCAACTATCTAATAATTCAGGCTTATCAAGTGCTGAAATGCTTGTATTTATGCAAATATTAATAGTGCTAAAATATTGTAACTGTTCGTCTGTTAATTCAGTCCAATGCCTGGTTATGATTACGATTTGCTTATTACAGTGCTCTATTTGCTTAATTATCGAAATAGTATGTTGCCAGTTTTCAGACGGATCGCCACTTGTTCCGATACGTACAAAATCTAAACCTATGCGGCCTATTTTCTTTACTATCTGTATTCTTTGGCGTTCGTTTTCAAATGACCTTAAAACTGTTTTACTAAAATCATAACCGTATAACTTTGCAGATTTTGCAGCGTAGCAGTCATTATAGCAACCACCGGCTTCGTTTTCCATTCCAGAAGCACACCCGATAGAGGTATCTAAAGAATAGATACCTCTTGAATTTTGGGTTAGCGATATTTTCTCTGAATACTCACGCATTACAAGCGGCCTATATTTACAAACCGATCTTTAATCTTTGTCATATCGCCTTTGTAGAAAACCAATATCTTTTGTTCTCTTTTCGGGAATTTACGGTAATGCAAAGTCCTCTTAGCGTGTGCAAGTCTTGTAAACTCACATTCTAAATATACAATCTTATTATAAATATGTAAACCTTGCTGCTTGAACCAAATCTCATGTTCGGCTTCACAACCGTAATACGCCCCGTTTTTATCTCGGCTGTCACCTGTCATTACAACAAAGAAACAATTATCATTCATTGCCTCGATGCCTTTTTTGTAACCCTCAAACAAGGTATCTCTAAATGCCTCATAGTTAGGGATGGTATTTAGTTCACCTTCTGGAGCTTTTCCGTCATAATCTAGATATTCCTCTACTTTGTAATACGGTGGACAGCTGAAAACTAAATCATATTTCTTTTCTGGGGTAAACGTGGATGAATCGGATTGATGCCATTTAGCGTCAAAGTCCTGACAAATCGCATTATTAGCATCGCACTGGTTTTGCCTTATCTCGCTTGATAGGTATTCGTAACCACACGCACCTGAAATAAATCCAAACTGAACCCCTCCACCAAACGGATTGTAAACCCTCTTACCTTCAATAGGCATAAAGAAGCGCAAGATAACTTCGCAAGCAACCGGGTCAAGAACAGATGCGTTACCGTTAAATGATTTCCCCTTGTTGTGCTGGACTTCGCCGTCTTCGCCAATGCTATGATTTGCCAAAACAACATTCGACATACCGTTTTTACCCTGCCAGCAACCATCCCGTGAAGCAAATTTAGGGTTTGCAATTTCGTATTTTTCTCCAGCCGCTTCTATTTGTTCGTTCCAGCCTTTTTTCATTTTAAGCCAATCCCCTTTAGTTGAGTTCCAGACATTAGTCATTGTTGCGTGTGCAAGACGTTTCATCCTTACCTGTTCAAATTCTCCGTATACCATGTAGGAATATCCGCTCATGTTTAGATATTCTTTAAATCCAATAGCTGAAAAAACTTTAGGGTTTTCTAAATCGTGCTTTTGACTTACGGTCATTACCATCGGATATCCGTAGGTGTTTTGTTTAATGATTTCGCCTACCATGCCCGAATAAACCTCTTTGTTTTTCTTCTTTAAATCCATAGCAGACTGCAAAAGACAAAACTCTTTTGCGTCATGATTGATTTCATAGGTCATAAACCCGGAAAATTCATCGTTAATCTTTAGAATAATAGCAGAATGTATCTGCATGTTTTTTCTAGCTGCCCGATAGGCTACCCCGTCCTCTACGGCTAATTTTGATACTTGGCCCTCGTAGCCTGAGCCGATAACGGACACGACATTTTCAAATTCGATTTTGTCGTTAAATAATTGTGGTTGTAGTTTCATTTTAAATAAAAAAAGGTACAGCCGGGATTGGACTGGAGATCCGCACCCGGCTATACCCGGTTAAATGTTTTCGATTGCTTAATCTCCAGTAAGCATAACACTAAGATATAAAATTAACTTATAACCATGGGCATTAATAAAATATAATTTTCACTTTTTGGATCATCTTTTAATATAACCGCTCTATTAGCTTCCGATAATGAGAAATAAGCAATATCGCCGTCAAGACTTTGCAATGATTCAAGCATTATTGAACCGTTTAACCCTATCTGCAAATCATCAAATAGCCATTTCCCGTTTAAGGTTTCTTCTGCATTCTCTGAATATGCTTTATCCTCACCTGATAAAATCACTGTTTTACCGAATGTTAATTTAACCTGTTTTGTGATCCCGTTAGCAAAACCGATAACACGCTTTAAGGCCCCGATTATTTCATTCTTCCCAACCTCAAAACCCTTTTCATTTACAGGTATAATTGCTTTATAGTCAGGAAATTTCTCATCAACTAAAGAAGAGTTAAACTCAATACCGTTTTCAAATGAAAGGCTGATTGAGTTCTTTGATAATGAACATAATACCTGGCCTTCTGCATCCGGCAAAGCTGGCAAAGATGTTGAAGGAATAATAAAGCTGCCTTTTGCTGGGCTGGCCTTAAACTCACAATGATTCATACGGTGTGAATCCGTTGCTGTAAAGATTATTTTATCACTAAGTTCAATAAATACCCCTGCCATGTTTGGCCTTGATTCTACGCTCTCTTTTAATACTGCAAATTCAGTTTTATTAATACCGTTAAAAAAGTCAGTTGCAGAAATTGAAAACGTATCCGCGTCTTTATCTTTATTGAATACCGGAAAATCTTCCACGCTTTCAGTGGGTATTTCGTATTTACCAGAACTTGATTTGATCTTTGCTTTACCGTCCTTTACTTCAAATGACAATGGCTGATCTGCAAGGTTCTTGACTAAATCGCTTAGCTTTTTAGCTGGTATGCAAAATGAAACCGCATCCTTGTTTTTGGCATTAATCGTTGCAGATAGTTCAACATTCTGATTTGAACAAGTTAAAACAATTGTTTCTTCTGTTACATTAACCTTAACATGTTCAAGTATCGGGAATACCGGGTTTTGCTTTACGGCCTTAATTACTACGTTTAAGGTGGCGTTCAATTCTTTTTGTGTTACTGTAAAATTCATTTGATTTGTAGTTGTAATTGGTTTGCGTTTGTGTTAATAATCTCTATGCGTAACGGGATAGCGGTCTGCATTCCGTACTTATAAAAACGAATCGCTCTCATTTTATTAAACGATCTTTGCCGGTGTTTCGCTATCTCGCGTTTAAGCGGCCTTAATAAATACACTCTATGTAAATTAATTAACCGCTTAATCCTCTTCAAATACCTTTCAGCATCCAAATCCTTTTCAAACTGTCTCCGGAAATCAATCACCTCGGACTTAACAGATATTAATATCATTTCTTTACGTTTAAAATTGCTTCTAATTCCTGGTATAATTTAGTTTCTATTGCCATAGCTTCATTTCTAGCTAGTTTAACCAAATGCTCAATACTAAACATTTTAGGGGTTTTAGCGGTTCCTATATTAATAATGCTTTCACGGGTTAATACCTTATGGAATAGCCTGATTTTTGATTCTGGCCTAAATGATGCAAAGTGTAATTCTTTAAGCTTTTCGTGAGATGTAAAATAATGCAAGCATTGATGTATATTACTTGATGGGATATTGTTCTCCCTTAAAGTGGATGTATGAACATCACGGCCAGGACATTTTAACTCGCAAGCAATAGTTTCACATTCCGAAATACTATCCGGTGAAATACCGACTATTGAAATATCTGACTGAATCCACCCTGCTTGAACTAACTTTATTTTAATTTTTCGGCTCAATTCCATTCTGCCAAAAGGTTCAAGTTCATTTCCTCTTATCATTGCATCATTTTGATAACCCGGAGGCTCTAAATGAAACGGCTCTAAATTGCAAGCTATCAGGCTATTTAAAAGCGTATCGCTGTCAACAAATAAACCCTTTGATGATGTGCCTGATATTTTGCCGTATCGTTCTTTGTGCCACCTATCCGAACCCTGTTCTATGTCATATCTAACTATCATAACGATGTGAGTTTTTCGTTATATAAATCAAGCAACTGATCCGGAATGGTGCCTAACGATTCTAATTCGGCCTTTGATTTAGCTGAATTTATTTGATTGATCAGGTTATCCATTTCTACCTCTGCGGCCCCTGTCTTAAACTGTTCGGTATTATCTACATAGTCAACATCAAGCGTTTCGGCATCGTGTATGACTGATTGATCTGCAATGACAGCCCTTTGCATTTCAATTGAAAGCGGAGCAAACTTTGAAAGCAATAGTTTAAGCACTGTCTTAATTGCCATACTGTTAAAATCTTCTTTCCAAAGTCCAAATCCTTTTTTAAATGTTTGGCTAAATCTAGCACCGTGATCATTCAATTCCTTTTCGGTCATGAACATAGTTTTGCTAAACCCGTTCAATAGTTCAAAGTATGCGGCGTAACCAATTATCTTTTCACTTGATTTTTTGGTGAAGTCAAATACAAATCCGGTCAGCGGGTTTTGCTCAATTAGTTGTCCTTCAAATATCGGAGCGGCGGAAATGGTTTTAAACAGTCCTGACCTTTGAGCAAGCTGAATATATCCCTTATAACCCATTTGGAACGTTGCCTTATTACCGTAGCCTATAATGTAGGCAAATCCCAGGTTTTGATTAATAGGTAAATCCAACGTTGCTGCCATCATTGCCGATTGATATATCGTTGCCGGGTCTACTTTTTGCAGTGCCTCGCTTTGTGAAACCACCTGTAAAATAGAGGCCACAAATCCCTGCGCCTTTTTACCCATTATTTCATGAAAGCGTCCTTTTACCGAATCGGCTGTAAAGTAGCTTTTAATAGCTTGCATTGGGGTTGCTGGTTTTTTAGCAAGTTCATTGCTTTGCGTTGTTGCTAATTCTGTGTTTTCTTTTGCCATTTTGATTATAATAAAAAAGCCTTACTTGGGTTTGGGTCTGGAACGCCCCGCCCCCGAAATAAGGCTATTTAAGTAAGTTGATACCGGTTCCAGTCGGTGTTACTAATATACTAAACATTCATTGTATTTCGTAATTGTATCAATAATAATTCTATACCCCTTCCGTCTTTAATAGTAGTTCCTGAATGCCAGCCCGAATATGGGAACAAGGTCACTTTTTTACCTAAATGCTGAAATTGGATTTTAGTATTATCTTGATACATAATATGTATGCCCAGCTTTTCTAATTGTTGTATAGCGTATTCAATCCGTTTAGGTTGAAATTCTGCCTCACGTTCTTTGTCCTGTCTCATATCACATCCAAATAAAATCTAACAAAAACCTCGCAAAGAAAAGTTATTGCCAGGATTGCACATGCAAACATAATGAGCCAAAAGGCGCGATCTGATGCGGGGTTGCTCATGGCTCAATATCTTTAGCGTAAATTTCAAATGATGATAAAGATGGGCCGCACGTAATATTTGCCCTTGAAAATACCCTTAAAAGTTTACTTTTAAACAGGCAGTCTATTGACCATGCAGAACTCTTCGGAAAGTTTTCAAAGCCATTCCCATTCCACTTCATTCCTGAAATTCCATCAAAGTGAATAACGTCCGAACATCCGGAAAGCCTACAAATAGGAAAATCATTTTTATCTACTGCAACAAAATCCATACAAGCATAACCAGAATCGTGCTTAGTTCTTTGCGGTAAAATTACCATACTTCTAAACTCAATTTTGCTATTCCAGTTTTCACGATCCGGAACAGACTCAAAATCTTTTCTGGACATTTCGTTTATGCTTTTCATCTCACCTTATTTATTATTCGTTTCGCTTGCCTTAATGCCGATTTGCACCCGTTAAATTCATTAACCGCCCTTTGATATGCCATAGCCTGTACAACCGGGTGATTATGAGGCAACAACTCAGGTTTTGGCATCCCGAATGAATAAGTTTTGTAATCACCGTTCGGGAATGCGGAGCTTTTGATGTTTAATAGTTTCATAATAATTGAAGTTTATTTGAAATCTCATACATTTTATCATCAAACTGTTTGGCTGTGATCTTATTTGGCTCACCGCAAGCGAATAAAACCCCTATCCCTAATTGACTGATTGCCTCATAACCTTCAAGATCGCAAAGGTTTAAAACCTTCTTTTCAGAAACCACCTTGTAAGAGTGACATGATTTTTGGTAATAAGAAGGAATCTCAATTTCCACTTCTATTTTAGACGTACTACTAATTTCAATTTTCATATTATTGGTTTTTTAATTGTTTCTATTCCACAATGCTTTTTGAACGTGTCCATATCGTCTTTGATGAAACTCACAATAAGACCCGCCAATGGGTCTCTGAGTTTCTCAAGCAATTCGATATTATTTTTCATGCCAGATACTAAGTTTCTGACCTGCCAGTCGTAAAGCTCCACGTTCCCGTTTTCGTTTAGTTTCATATCACCACCCCCTCGCCGTTACAACTCTGGCAATCTTCAAACACATAACCACAATGCTCACCGCAAGTTTTGCAGTTGTCGTGATCTGCACTTTCCACGATGTCACCGCAGCAAGAATACACTTCTAGTTCTTTACCTGTTCCGTTACAATCGGGACATTCATTTTCATTGACGCTCTCTGCACGCTCGTACAGGTTGTCATAATATTGTTCGTTGGTCATGGTTAAAACGCTATATAAATTGATCCAAAATCTCCATAGGCCAGCATGTAAATAAACAGGCCTGTAATTAATGCAGTACCGGCTATCATAATACCGTAAGCTGTTTTTTCTGATAGTGTGATTGATGTTTTCATTTTGTTTGATTTAGTATAGGACAAATGTAATACTAATAATGATATAATGTATACATTAAAGTGTAACATTATTATTACTGTTTACTTTTTCGCTAACATTAACAAAATCTCGAAACACTTTTTTATAATGTTCGTACTTATTTGCCGGTACTCTTAAACTAAGGATACGACTATTAGAACCAAATTTCTTTGGCTGTCCGGGGCTGCGTTTATTTTCATTCATAAAACAAAGATATAAATTTATTTTAAATAAAGTATACAACATATTATATTTATGTATACTTTTGTTTCACACTAAACAGGAATACAATGGAAAAAGAAACACTACTCCATAAAATACAGTCGGTCAAACTTTGCTTAATGGCACACCCCGATAACGAACAGGATTCAGAGTTTGAAGATCGAATTGATGATTTACAGGAGATTGAGGATAGTTTGGGTGATACTTCCAAATCATTAGACCCCCAACAGGGATGGATAAGTGTAAAGGAACGATTGCCAAAACTTGAAGATGCAGACGAGAACGGCAAAGTTCTTTTATACCGCAAATTAAATGAAGATCAAAAAAGTTTATCTGTATCAATTCATGATTGGAGCATGGTAAAACATTGTGATGAATTTGCATTTTGGATGAACCTCCCACCAAAACCAACAACTAATAAGTAATAGTATGAAACCCCTCTACCTAATACTACTACTAACACTAGCAAGTTGCAAAAAAGATGTACCCCAATTCAGGGAGATCACCTTCGAGTTTAGTACAAACGTTAGCGGTAATTATGCAGGGGAATACACATCTGAACATGGATTGCAAACACTTTTTGAGTTTACCGGGAAATCCTGGACAAAAACTATTCCTGTGAGTACTCAAAAATACATCATTCAGGTATTTGTCTTTAGAGTACCAAATCAGACCTCAACGCTTAGAGTATTGATAGATGGTAGGGTGGTTAAGGCGCAGGTATTTACAGAGAAGTCGGTTTATTTAGAATATAAATTATAATAGTTATGCAAGAATATTCAAAAGAATTAATACCCGTAGTTCCTATAACTACCCAAACAGTATTTATAGTCCTTAGAAAATCAGATTTATTGATACTAGGATGCTTTAGCGATAGGTATAAAGCAGAAAAATATATAAACGATTCTACTGCATTGGTAATTAAAGAACTAACATTACATTAATTAAATTAACCTTAACTTTAATATATGGAAACACTACAAATAATTGGCTCTTACCTATTTTGGGTATTTGTCGTCTCAACTGTAATAGGGGTAACAGTAGCATTAACTGAACAAATTATAGTATTATGGAACACTTACAAGAAATAGCATGCTTACTTTTCGCCTGTGTAATAGTAGTTGTGATCTACTGCCAGGACTTTGATAACTGCAATGATAAAAGGCATTACGATTAACCGTTGTGCCGTTGCTTGCGTATAAGTAAAACCATTGCTAGTATTATCAACAATCCGATTAAAGCTGGCAGATGCTCTCTCATTTCTTTACGTTTACAGTTTCGGCATTCTCAACGGTTGGAGATACTTTGCCTTGTGCCTGAGTTAATGCCTGAGATATTACCTCATCACGCTTTACGGCCCCGGTGTTGCTATCAAAGTAATGTTTAATGATAAGTGTAAGCAAAACTATTAAAATATCTCTAAGGCTACTCTTTTCATCCAGGAGGTCTAACATCTTATAGCACAACAATAATGCAAATAAGTTTTTGAAGTGGAATTTTTCGATATAGTCAAAGAAATTTTTCATATTTCGTTATTTAGTACCAACGAGCTTTCCAGGGGCGGGTATCAATATGCACAAATTGGGGATAAATTCCCATACCTCCGGGTATATCCATACCCATAATTAGTTTTTTATACGACATTAATCTCTTTGAATCCTTCGGGTGTGAATCAATGGCATCACCTATCATGTGTCGGCTTGCTGTTGCTCCACTCTTTGACTTGTTGTACGTCTTTGACCTGTAAGACGAACTAACCACCACCGGATAGCCGAACTCATCTCTAATCGTCTGTAATAGTACCAAAACACCCAATTCAAGCTTAGTAAACGTATCAACTTTATTTTTAGTTAATAGTTCTTCAAGTGTGAAATTTGGTAATGCTGATATGGTTAAATCATCGCTTGAATCGAATTGAAGGAAATAACGCCCCTCACACTCAGAGATATATTTATCCCCCAGTAATTCAGCTATCCTATCTCTTAATTGTTGTACGGTCATTTCAAAACTTCCTTTCTATTTGCGAACTTAATACATTTATTGATTTGGTTAAATCTTTCATATCCGTCCGTAAATCCTTTGTTTCCCTGTCAATAAGCTCAATAGTTCTTGTATCTCTTCCCTCGCTTGCATACTTAAAAATCGCATCTATGATTTTCCAGAAAATACCAAATACTACAGTATAGGGTATAAAGGTTGTGGCTAAGTCCAATACATGCTTTATTATCGGAACTGAATCTTCTGGCATCTTAATTCTTCTTAAAGTATCCATGTCTATACGCGCTTATAAATGTTGGTAATACAAATACAAGCGAAAAAAGTGCCAAATGTACCATGTGCATACGGCTGTTAATTGTAAAGATAAGTGTATAATTTAAAATATAAAGCATTGATCTTATAAAAATAAATATAGCTAAAATGTAAATTAATTGTTTTTCAATGTAATTCTTACAACTAACGGCCAGAAATAAAATTAATGAAATAAATATTCCCTCCGATCCAAAATACCATGCCGAAAATTCATTAACGTACTTATCTTTTAATGCGGGACTAAACCATAGATAAAGTCCTGCATTAATTAAATATAGTATGACTAAGCCGTATCTCAATTTGTGAAAGGTGGCGGTGGTGTAGTGCCTTTATCAGGCTTATCATCACCCATCATAGCATTCAGAAACCTGTTAGCCTTAGTTACTCCGAATACCTTTTCAATCAAGATAGGTAAAATAACTTCTGCATTCTCATACAGCCATTTCAGGATAGCGGCTGAAAGTAATTTCCATAACAATCCCTTTGGCTGAGTTGGTGATATTTTCTTTTCAAATTGTAGTCTGTTCATATTGTGTTTATTTTACTATATAGTTAAAAGAGTATTGGATACTAATACTTGATGCACTTGCACTAAAATCTATCTGTGCCCTGTCGTTTGTAGAATCTGAATTAAATGTAACATTTGAATAATTCGACCCACCTATTAAATTACTTGATATTATACCGATTAAATCTTCTACTGTTGTAAAATTTGATGCTACCGGCAAAGATATTTCTATTTGAGTACTTGTTCCTGCAAATGCAGTAGGCGATATAGTAACTCTTCCATACACAGTGACTATATTACCTACTCTTGTATAAAAATGTTGCGCACCTGAAATAGTTGGGGCGTTAGTAATATTCGTCAATGTCGGCGTATAGGTTCCGCTAGACGATGTACTACTCGCCACCTTCTCAACTACCCCCGTACTTGTATTCCTAGTTAGTATATCGTATGTACTAGCGGAGGTTGTGGGGGTAGGTGCTATGGTCAATCCGGTTGAATTTGCTGTTACAATAGCATTCCCGGCAACATTTAAAGATGCTGTTCCGGTTGCGTTTATTCCTACAACATCCCCTCTACCAATCAGCATATAATTAGTTGCCCCCGGAGTAACTCCAGTTGAGTAGATAGCACCAAACCCGCCACCCCCTGTATATGGGCCTATAAAAAGACCCTGTGAGCCATCCCAAAATTTAGAGGGCGTTGATGAGTTAAAGGTTGCGATTGTTCCATCTATTGTTGTTGCGGTAACCGCGCCGCTTACATTTGCCGATCCATTAAAGTTTTGTCCGAAAATCGTTCTTGTGGTTGTTAATGTTGCAGAGCTTGTAGCAGTACTTGCGTTGCCTGTTAGCCCGCCACTAAACCCTGTTGCTGATAGTATCCCCGTAGATGGATTAAAGCTGAGTTTAGTACTCGATATACTAGCGAGAGAATTATAAGACGCTCCGATAGTCCACGCAGGATATACCGTAGTATTCGATGTCGTATTGTCGGTTATTACAGATGTTGCAGCATTTAATGCGGTTAACGGAGTTCCGGAAGTTGTACCTGAATTAAAAATATCTGTTCCGTATATTCCCGTTCCTGACCAGCTAATACCGAGACCGGTAGGTAATACAGTGTAAGAATATATATTGCTTACTTTAGTAGGGGAACTAGCATCTGCGCTTAAAATAAAATTATACCCACCAGATACAGTCGCTTTTAAGTTACTTAATGAAGAATTAAGGATGCCGGTCATGTTAAAAGCAGAACCCTGTACATCTCTTATTACTATATTACTTAGGTTGGAATAATTAAAAGTCCCAAGTACCCCGTGACCTAATGTTGATCCACCAGCATATTTCACTGAATCAATAGTTCCATTTGCAATTAAAGCGTTATCAATTACCGCCCCGTTGTCAAATAATCTTAACCCCACCCCCGTTACATTCCGTACTGAAAAATTAGTAAGCTGAACATTGAAAATATTTGCTTCTGCCGTAAATAAAATCCCTCCGTTGTCGTAATTGTTAATATCGCTAACTGTGACATTTGAAATTACGAGGTCGCGGCAAACAATCGCATCATTAGCTTTAATATATAGACCTGCTGTGGTATGACCAAAAGCTTGAAGGTCTGTATAAGTACCTCCCGTAGTTTTTATTACAATCCCTGCGGCTAAATAATAGGTTGATAGATTGTTGACTATCGGATAATAAAGATTTTCAAACAAAGCCGCATGAAATGAACTTGTTGCATCCTTACCTAATGTTGATACGTTTTTAACTACAATGCCCGGTAGTGGCGGTTTAGATACCATGAAATCCGTAGCTGCAAAAAGTAACGCATCTTTAGCAACGCCTGCATTAAAAGTAGTAGCCCAAGAACTACCTACATCAATTCCAAGATCAGAAACGCTTATATTCTTTTCCCGTGAAGCGTCAAAAACCCCATATAAAACCGTTCCGTTTATAAGTCTTGTAGGTGCTGTTTTCGTTCTATTTACATTAATTGTCCAGTTTGGAACAGGCTTGCCCGATCCCTTAAACCAGTAATTACTTTTAATCTTAGAACTATCAGGACTTGCAAAACGTCCAACCCCTATTTGAATGATCCCGGATGAACCTAAAGCGTCAATAGCGGCTGTTATGGTGGCGTATGGCTTATCTGTTCGGCCAATCTTTGCAGTCGTGTTATTGCCTAACGTGTCAACATAGGCGGTTTTTGCGTTCTTAAATATCTGAGATAAGGTATCTATACCTATGCTTCCAAAAGCGCCTCTCACCTCATCGGTTGCACTGGTTTTTTGAAGCGTCCCGTTAATCTGAGCATTTGCCAGAAATGGTAGTAATAGTAATAATAAGAGTAGCTTTTTCATATTCCGTAAATTGTTATCGTTTGTGTAACATTTTGAAATCCGTATATTCTAGGAAAATCCCATGTATCATCATCTTCTACTATTGCAGGGATGCCATATTCGTGAGTGCCCTGAACGCTGTTAATTGAGTATGGGCGTATTCCGGCTGTTATTGCTAAACCACTTGCATCTGTATATTTAAGGTAATAATTACCCGTCCCGGCTCCATCCTCAATTAAATCGGTTTGACTTTTAGCAATGGTTTGCTTATTTCCACCTGTTCCGCTTATGGTTGCTTTACTAACCCATACAGCGCCCTCTTTACGGTATTCCGTAGTTGTCGAACCTGAGTTATAGTAATACCTATCACCATCTGCCCCATTAATATCTAAAGGTACTGAGTTACCAGAAGAAATACCTTCCTGGTTAATCGTTGCCATGTACGGTGAAATCGTTGCAGATAAATCTGTTCCAATATTACCGACAACTACCGGGTCAATACTGTTTATGGCAGTCTTGACGGTTACATTTGCTAGTACCGTTGCATCGTATGCCAGTAAATCGTCTACAACTCCCATGATTTTATAAAATTAACTAAATTCTTGCGTAAATTGTTCAGTAAATATTCCGCCTCCCGATTGTGATATATTGCTAGGGTTTTGATCTATGCTCATACTTAACTGTTCTTTAATATCGAATACTCCACTTTTATGCGGAACACTTGCATCATTCGTTACAATGTTCTTATAAAACACCTCCATTAATTGAACGCTGTATGCTTTACGATGCTTTAAATCAAAATCTCCTGATAGTATAATAAATTTCTTTTGTGAGAAATCAGTTTCATTCGGTACGCTAATTTGATAAATATCGTTAATTGAAAGATTATCACCTTCTAAATCCGTGAATAGTTTTCTATACGGCTGTTGATGCATCTTTAATATGCTACGTGCTAAAGACAGCCCGATTATTGCCGGGGCCTTACTCAGTCCGTACTCATACCATCCCGTACTATATGAGCCGTCACTTGTATAGATAGCAAACATATTATTTTCTATTGTTGGTTGTGGCGCACGTTCTGGCCTTACCTGAAAATTAGATGTATCGTAATCACCATATATTAATTCAATACGATCCGGCTTTAAAGTGTAAAAAGCGTTCTGATCTGATATTGATAATATACCATTTATTGCATTTTTGTCAATAGAATTGCTTTTATTTAATGAAACATCATCAATCCATAACACCGGGTTAAGGTCTGTTCTTCCTGTTCCTCTATCCTCAAAGCCGAATACTTGAATAGTTAAGTCACCATTAATAGGAATGTCGGGTAAAGACAAAGAATAATATACAGCCGTATTTGATTGATTGATAAATAGTGTTGCAGTTTCCAGGCTTGTTATCCAATCGTATGTATCCGGGTTATTATCAGGATCGTTATATAGCCAATTATTGCCAATCTTAAACCTGATCCGTAAACCGTGAGTACTTCTAAACTTCTGAGCCGATACCCTAATCCCAAAACTTATTTTATCACCTTTTAGAACCGGGATAGCTTCGGCCTCAAAGTATTTCGCATTGTCTGCCTTTAGATTGAATTGTGCTGCATAGTTTTCAATATTTACCGGGGTGCCTCCCGAACCATTAACGGTGCGCTGTATTCTAGTAATATCTATGCCTCCCACCTTTGACCAGAACGGGAAATTAGGAGCCGTGTATAGCTCAAAATCACCATTAAATATAATTGAAGGAATATCTCCGTATTTCATTAATACTTCGACACGCTTGTAAGCATTGCCTAGGCTTATAGTAGGGTTTCCGCCTATTAAGATAACGTCCTGATCAGAAGCCCCGGCGGTACGTAGTCTGTCTACATTCTCACCACGTAAAAAGAACGCATCTTTGTTATACACCCTATTACGGATAACTTCATTAGTCATTTCACTGTTTCTAATGAAATGAAACGCCCCATCTGCCTGTCTAAATGTTGCCCCGAATTGCTGGCATAGTGTTTCGATAACATCGTATGCGTTATATATATTGCCCTGACCATCCGACATCCGTAATGGATTGACTTTATTCTGAGCCATAGGGTCATCATCTAAGCCTGTCAGGTTTTTGCTTTCATATAAATTATTGACCGTATTAAACCCTAATTGCAGGTTAGTTACTGCCATTGCATAGGATAGTATGTCTACAAATGATTGACGTAAATTATTTTTAGTACCAACCGGCATAGGGTAGGTTACATTCTTTAACGCTCCTATCCCATCATTTGCCCTTAATGTTACAACGGCTGGAGCGGATTTAAATTCCTGAGTGGCACTATCCGGGGTTAAGTATCCCTTAAACTTAGTAACCCCGGCAACTATAACCTCTAATAACCATTCCCGCTCATCCTGAGTATAAAACTGAGCTAATGAGAAGTTGCTAGTTGAGCGAAACGATAACACGCACTCGCACGCCTGTATCCCGTACTCTCCTAATGAAGGTTCTCGATACGATAATACAACTGGACTATTGCCAGCGGTTTCTAAATCGCTAACTGTGCCTGTATAGTTTTTACGGTATAAATTAACGATTAACGGCTCGCCTGTATCTGTGCAATCCTCTAAAGTGGTGTACGCCCCGTATGTAGGTAATGAAAATGGCAAAGTTGGTGAACCGGGTGTAGGTAACGGGGTTAAGTACCCGCATTTAGTAGCGTTAACATCAAGCTGAACAAATGCAAATGGTGTGCAGTCCTGAGCATAAACCCGATAATTAGTTTTAGTATCTAGGTTACAGAATTGAACGATTAACGGCTGGCCAGTACTATCCTTTGGGAATATACGGCGGTCTGTTTTGCGATAATCAGTTGTACACGGTAGGTTCATGTCAGGCTTTCCCGGAACATCCTCATTAGTGATGATACCTGAATCGCTAACTAAAACACGCTTATATCTCCATGCGGCTAAAAGCCCCGCAGGCTTTACCTTAAATTCGTCAACTATCCAAGATGCCATTATGCGCCCACCCTTCTAAGCCTTGACCTTTCCCGGTCAATAGCGGTGATTAAATTACCTAACTGATCTATTCGGCTGGATACATTGAATGTAATATCTCCGCCCCCAAATGATGACAGGTTATGATTTGGTATAACACTTGAACCGGTTGGGAGGCTAACTAATTCGGGGCCACGCTCACCAACTACGGCTATTCCTCCTGAGAAATCACGAACGCCGTTTGCGAAACCTGGTATTTTACGGGGTCTATCTGAGCCTTCCTGACTGCTATTACTACCTGATGAAAGCCCTCTAACTAAAGAGCCTATCGCAACAAGGGCGGTACCAGCGGCTATGGCTGCAAATGGATTGCCTAATTTTAAAGCACTCTTTAACGCCAGCGATGCAACGCCAGCCGCAATAGTCATTTTACCGAATTGAACTAAAACACTACCAACTGTTGACAAAACCGAATTGCCGAAAGCCTCTAACACGTTTTCACCTGATGCAAGGGCACTGCCAAGTGATTCACCTACCCCACTAAGCCCTTCAACTATACCATTGTTTATTATAGCTGTAACATTTTTTGAAAAATCATCTACATGTTCTAGGTATTGCTTAGTGTCCTTCTGTAATTTTGCTAATCCAGCCGCCTGTGATTTTGCAGTTATATCACCGAGTAAACTATTGCTTGAAAGTCCGCTATCTGTTGAAAGTCCGCTAACTGCTTTATCCCTACCTTTGGCAAACATTAAGTCTAGCCATTCCTGCGTAACCTGTTTTAACTTTTCTGTTTTTTCTACGTTTTTCTTTATTTCATCACCTAGTCCACCCGTTAGCCTTGCACCGTTTTCTATTTCAATATTTACAGATTTAACCAATTCTGAATTTTTGGCCTCAAGTGCATTATTTGCTATTTTATTTTTAGCTATTTCTATTGATATTTCGTTACGTCTTTTTTCTACGTTTAAAGCTCCTTCACTTTCAGAACCACCAGCGGCAACTATTGCGGCTTCTAATTCCTTTTCTTTTCGTAATTCACGGGCAACTGTTAAGCCTTGTTTTTCTAAGTCTTTTATTTTTTGCTCATTAACTAATTGCTGTTTTGTGTTTTCTGCAATCAACTCTTCGGCTGCCCTTGCTCTGGCAGTTGCCAGAATTGCTTTAGATAGTGCGATATAGGCATCTTTTGCGTTACCGGCTAATATTACTTCATCTTTTACATTATTAAAATACGATGGGTACTTTTGCTGTAATTGATCTACTGCATCAATTCTTTGCTTTAACGATACCGTTACATCTTGCGTTTGAGCATATAAAAGTTTGAGCGTTGTTAATTCCGCTACGGCATTTTGAGAGCCCTTTAATTGCGCTTGTTGAACCTGAGTTAAAGACGATATAAATTCTTTATTTACATCTACTATCTCTTCTGTTGCGTTTTTTGTACTTCTTACATATTGCTGATAAAATAAAAATGCAGCCGATACAACACTCAATGCTATCCCTAATCCGGCCGGGCCGATAAGTGACGAACCTAAAGCCTTTAAGGCCGCCCCTGTTGAGCCAGTTTCGGCCTTTAATCTTGCAAATGATTCCAATAACGGGTTTAAGTTGTTCTGAATACCAATAAACCCAAATGGTGCATCCTGAGCAACACGCCCTAAGTTCGTTAATGCAAAAGCGGCTGAGTTTGAACCCTTTACAAGTGAGCCTCCCAGAACGGAACTTGTTCTTGCAGCATCCGCCGCTAACTTACTTGATGCTGTCTGAAAGTTAGAACCAAAAGTAAACTTAGTATTATTAAGTACCGTGAATGAACGTTCTACCCTCTTTACGTCTGAATCTATTTTGGACGCTCCTGATTCGACTGTCTTAATAGCCTGGGCAAAACCAGTATTTAGTTTTTGTATTTCCGCACCGATTTCTACGTTTAATTTTGCTTCCATTACTTAAAAACTAAGGACATAATTTTAGTATGCAATTTAACAACTTTTTTTCTATTAATAGGCACATACACGGGATCATTATCTAAAGGCCACCAAACCTGTTCGCTAGTCGGCCTTGTTGCCGGGTCTGCATAACCGCAAAGAGTAATCCAGCATGATTTTCTAAGATGTTGCAGCTGTATTTGATCCACATTCTTTTGACCAATGCATATTAAATAATAATCGTATTCGGATAGCCTAATAAACTCCCACGGCTTTAAGCCCATACCATAGGCATAGGACTTAATGGAATCCCAATCAGTAGGGACTATTTTTTTGGAACGGGAAGGCTTTTTTTTTGGATACCGGAAAGGCGTTCCTTCAATGCCTTATGCGCCCGGCTGTTATTGAAGCAATCGAATACAGACTTTTGCACGGCTTCATCTTCATACAGAATGTTTTCCGCTATTTCATAACACTCAGTAAACGTAGGCCGTTGCTGTTCGTTAATATCGGCTGTATTACACAAGCCCCCGTAAACTACATAAGCAAACGATTTGACCGGGTCTGCCTGTAATTTATCAAGTGGTGTTTTAGGATTTTGAGCGGATAATAATTGAAGCTCATGTATTGACTTTTCAGAAAATATCTGAATTGCTGACATACCAAAATACAGAGAGTGAGTAACCCCCTGTATTTCGATGTCTATTCTTGGGTTCGTCATTAAGACGTAGCTACCTGAGTGAACGGCTCGCCTTTACCCTGTATTGTGATTGTGAATGTTTTAACGGCATTGTTTGGGTTAGCATCTGCATAAGCTGAGATATATCCCAAACCATAACGAACGCTTGATAAAGCATCGTCATATATTGCCCACCATGCTACGGTACGTTTTTTCCACATCTCCGATAAATCGTTATGGCTTACCCTGCCATCTGTTCCGGTGATGTTAATACTTTCACCCGTTCCTGACATTGTCCAGCCTACCTGACCTGGGATACTGTCTTTAAAGATACCCGAACACATAGACGATGCATCTATTCCGTCCGTGCTACCATCAAATCCTGTATTGGTTAAACAGGCCACCAAATCAAACTCTCCTGGGAAAGCTATATCTCCGCCGTAGACTGTAATCGCTGTTACCCGATTCACGTACAACGGGTAAAGTGTTCCTAATTGAGTTGTTCCTGACATGGTTATAATTTTTTATTGTAAATATATACTATTTTATTGTGAAATACTATGTTGAAAAATCAGAATATTTCTAAATATACGTTCATCTGATGTTTCCTGAACTAATGCCCGGCTTGATTCTAACCACCCGCGCCACATGTTTAAGCCTGTCAATGTAAAGATAATACGTTTCGGGTCTGATGTAAAGAGTAAATCAAATATCTTTTGTGTGATCTGTTCGGCATGATATGAGTTGCCTGAGTTCGCATTAAAGCGCGTAATTATATCTAACTGGCAGGATGTGTTCTGATTTACGTGGCAAAACGGACTGTTATTATCATTAACGGTCTGGTTTTGAAATATAACGTAAGCCTGAACTTGCGTACTATTGCCTATCGGTAACGTTGCAGGCACACCGTTAAAGAAATCCTGATCCATAGGAATATTCACACCAAGATAATTTATATTATTTTGCAGGGCTCCAAAATAGGCTGTTCTTAATGCTGTCTTAACTTCGATCATGATATAACAGTTGAATTAATACCATGGCTTTTTAATACCTTTTGCATATCATACAGAAACTTAAACTGATTATTAAAAAACGCTGGCAATAAGAAAGGGTGTTTAATCAAAGTTCCTTTCCCGTTAATATAATACTTCTTTGCAAATGCTTGCCATTCTGCTGGTAAAGTTGGCACGTAGTTTTGAGCGCTTTTACCCGTTCCAAATTCTAAATATATAGCCATTAAGCTTGCGCCTGCCTCTAAGAATACACGCCCCGTAAATCCGTTGTTAACTAATTCACTTGATATGTATTGATTTACCCCCGTTTCTATTTTTTGCGTTCCGTGTTGTGTTGCTACTAAATCTCCGGCTCCGGGAGCGTTATTAATCGCTTCACGTAAAATTATCAAAGTCCATTTCTCAACACTATCTTTTACATCTTCCTGAATTACTTCTTGAAAGTTGCGTATTGCATTTAATGTTTGTTGAACGCCCTTGACTGCCATTACGTTGTTACTAAATTTCCCGTATTATTTGCAACTGCATCAAATTTTACCCAATCGTTATAAACTACGTCCGGCATATACCCTTGTATTATTAACCAAGTACCTCTCCAGTAAAGTAGCATATCATTTTGGATATTCTTATCCCTGCGATAACGAATCTCAAAGCTAAATATTTGGCTCATTTGCACTTGATTTGCTTCCTGATTCCGGGATGAACGCAACTGTTTAACCTTTGCATTAGTTGCCCAGTATAACTCATTATTCGGCTCAGTACCCCCGTCCGCCCTACGTGTGATCGTATTCGTGTATATTTCGATGCGTTGGTTAAGTAATCCCGAGATCATAATTCATCCTCCGTGTTTAAGTCAATACCCTCAATATTTAAAGCAGACTCTAATTGATCTTCATGTGTTTTTAGATAATAAACCTCATCACAATCTCTTACACCGCGCCGGTATCCAGCCCAGTATGCGTCTGAAATAGATGATATTTTTACCCTTAACTCTGCCATCATAATACCAAATTTTGACTAAACCTTTGTGCTTTCTGAACAGCTACCGGACTCAATGCAGACATTCCCGGCATACCACGTGCTTTTAAATCGTAATCTATTTGAATTAATAAAGCTTCTTTAAGTAAGCGTGGTAACGTTATATACCCGGTAGTATACATAACATTATAAGTATTTATGTTCAAATGATCTAAGTTACGCCACAATTCGGGGTAGCTCCCTGCAATAGGATAAAACCATTCAGAGGCATTAACGTGACCGATACACATGGATTTAAAGGTTAAGCCATGCAAAGTATATTCAATATCTGCATAAGGGTCATCTCCAACATTATAAAATGATAGTATATTTCCAGTAGGGCCGTATGGCAATCTAAAAAATGATCCCGAAAATTGAACCTCTATTGTTTTTACGCCAAAGAAAACGTTTAATTCGCCTTCAAGTTTCTCACGGGCCGATGAAATCATTATTGCCAGTGTGCTATCCTCTGAGGAATAATCAGCATCTATTTGACACCACGATTTAACCTCCGCTAATGTTACGGGTTCGGTTACAACATCTTCTAAAACTTTAACCTGGTATTCCATTATAAAAAGGGGTTAAGGTGGTCTTTGTACTGTTCCGGGTTCTTTTTACCCCACCTGTAAAGGTGAAATAAGTACAACCCTTTAGCTATCCCGATATTGAAGCCATTTTTTGAAGCCTCTATGCAGAATATCCTATCAAATATAACAGTATTTTCTTTGAATTTACATTTTTGCCATACCGATTTATGAAAGATCATACATAAACCAGCCGCTATATTCGATTTTACGACCTCTGTTCTGTATTGTTGCAGGGTTTGAGCCGTTTCTATATGCTTACCAATATCAGATTCGTCAAACATTCCGGGAGCTAATTGTTGTGGAACAGATAGCCGATTTGTCATACATCCGATAATGTGATAATCGGGATTTGCCTCTATAATCTCTTTGATCTGCATACCCCAATCAGGTAGCATGAATAAGGTATCGCCGTCACGACAAACCACAAAACAATCGTCTGGTAATTCTTCTATGGATTCATTTAGGGCTTTGCCGATGTTTTTTTCAAAGGAAAACGGTGTTATGTAGCGGATTTTCATTTAGTCTAATTGGATTTCAATTTGGTCTATTCCGTTCCGAATGTTTCTCCAATTTTGCATAGTATCCATATCGCATGGTGCAAGTGGCTTCCATATGTCCTTTATACTATTTCTGTCTTTCTCTATTTGTATTAAAGCATAACGCTCTGCTGATAATCGTGCTATAAGGTGTATATAGTATGTATTACCAAAAGTAATGCAATCCAAATAACTGGCGTATCCGTTTTCTTTAGCTACAACGTTTAATGTTTCTTCTGCTGTCATTATTTATATTTTATAAACTCCTTACTCAAACTCTCCATCTCATAAATCGGTCTGTTATTCTGGATATATTTCATCCTATCCATGCCGTTAACACTGCTTTTAACCTCTCCGTAGTAATCCATTGAGTGCAGTAATTCCAGACTGTTGGCAACATCCATAAACGGGTAAGGGGTTAAGCCTGCATTAAATACCCGTTGCGAGAAGTTAACATGCTCATACCCCCAGCCTATAAAGCGTTCATCAAAGCCTCCGATAACATCTAAGCATCGTTTATGAATATACATCATACAACCGCAAGGATTTTGGAATATATTAAGTCCCATGAATTTCCCATCAAGTACCCTATTCCCGTTAGTAGCTCCGTTGTGTAGTTTTGAGAATGTAAATGATAGGTGAGGGGTAAGTGCTTCTATGTATGGCAAATACCAGTCATCTTTTTTTGGGTACGTATCATCATCAAATAAAAATATATGCTCGCAATCATCTAATTGCCTCAAGCATTCGTTTTTAGCTTTAGCAATGCCTATCACATCCTTAACAACAACTATTTTACAACCCGCGGATAAAGCCCGTATAGTTTCAATATTCCTTTCCGCTATCTCTGAACGGTTTGAAGTTGTTGTAATTCCTATACCTATTTTCATACATCTATCTTAAACCCCGCTAATTCCTGACCAGCCCATTTGGTAACATCAATATGATTACTAACAGCCGTTGCCCAGGCACCCTCTGATTTGAGGTGAACAATATATTTAAACAGATGCCAAATCTTATGCAGCTTGTAATTTCCGCAACCTATGGGCTCGCTATCATGTATTACAATGATTTTCACCTTGTCCTTTAATATCGCTATCGCCTCATGCCTTAACTCACCTGGAGCGTGATCTATTAAGCAAACATCATACTCACGATATAGCGAAGCGTCTGACCAGTTTACGAACGTAGAGCCTGTTGTATGGCACCATTCAGGACTATTGTCATAAGTGAAAAACTCACGTTCCGTATCCTTGCAATATTCACGTAGATAGGGCGTGCTTCCGTCCCCTGATCCAAATTCGGCTACTGAGCCTTTAGTTTCCTGTAATGCCAGCCATAATAAAGGCAGATGATCGTTCCAGGATGAAACGTTACTTAAAAATTGTTCTTTTGTCATAAGTTCCAAATAAATGCTTTGGGTATATTAAAAAATAATTGAGTTTCTGTATATTCAGGATGTTTTATCCTCATTGCAAAGCAAGAAATGACGAGGTTTATTAAAATAAGTATCAATATTGCTTTGGCCAATCTTTTCATAATCCCTTTTTTATCCACAAACTATCCCATAAATTTAATCCGCTCCCATGCCTCGCATCCCATTCATGTTGAATAGGCACATAATACCTTTCAAGATTTGCGATACATTTAGCGTATAGCCGCTCATGTTTTGTCTTATGGCAATGATAGTGCATTTCAAATGAGATTTGCCGTGGTATCGGTCTAAAACCTGGATCAGATAATATATCGTATTCTGAGCCCTCGCAATCCAGCTTCAACACATCCACTTCCTGACCAGCAAAGAAGCCGTACAACTTGTTTATACTAATTGAATCTACTACAATTCCGCCCTTTTTATTCAGGTGCCATGCTTGACGATCAGGCGTGTTCATTACGTGTACCTTTTCGTCTTTATCAGTTATAGCTGCAACTGAGAAGTAAATCCCGGCTGGTTTGTCCTCTAAATGGATCAGATCAAATGCATGCACTTCACATCCTAAATCCCGCATACCTTTGCTAAATTCAAAGCCTAAACAGCCTACGTCAATGGCTATACCAACCGTTAAAAGGTCTGTATCTATGGAATGCTCTCCAATTGTTTGTATGTTCATTTAATCTTCGTTAATGTTTCTAAGTGTTAATTCTAAGGAAAAGAAAAGCCATGCAAATTGAAGCACGTTTAATCTGCCAACCTTTTCAGCATTAACACTGGGTATAATGTCAATTCTCGCAAGTAAGTACATACAGCAACTTATTTGATATCTCCCTATTTTTAGTTTATTACTTGGCTTGTTCATTTGAAGTGTTTTTTAACCATGATTCTATCAGGAACATCGTCATACCTACATTCGGGATATGGCACCGGCTTACTCCCTGCACTGTATAAAGCTAATGCCATACAGCTTTCATCGTGTCTATGCCCTAACCTTGTATCTTTAGTACCAAATTGCCCAGCTAATTCAGACTGTGCCCATTTATCAAATATCACCTCGCAAAGATAATTATCGAAGTCAAATACAAATAGGCTACCACCCACTAGATGATAATCATTATTTACGGGCTCCTTAAACCATTTCCAAGCGTCTGGATGACAATATTGCACTAACTTATTTGCATCCTCTGCGGCTACTACACCGTATTGCTTTGCAAGTTCAAACAAATCATCTACCCGGTCAACTAAAATACATGCCGTATCTACCCAAATGATTTTTGTATATCCGTTGCATATAGCATGTTGAACGGCATGCACTTTAAATCCGTACATGCTTTCATCGTGAGGCCTGGAGCCCTCCGGGTATTCGTTTGTCCATTTATATATCCTAGCCTCCGGGTGATAAAGCTTTATTGATTCAATCAGACGGTTTTGCTGTTCAATATACCGTGGATCACCCACTGCCAGGGTTAAGAATGCGATTTTATCCATTGTGTTCTATGAGTGTGTAAAAAGTGTAAATCTTCAATAGTCGGGTCTAAGCATTCAGTTATTAATGCGATTATCTTAGTCCAGTTTTCATCTGTCCAGCCTGGACGTAATAAGTGGCTGTCTATGCGTTCGGTTTGCCGTAGTGACTTATCCCATGCACTACGATCAATACGCCCTACTGGGTAGCCTGTAAGTGGTGAGATAGGGCGGTCAATTTCATTCCATACAAACCATTTAAGTTTAGCCGTTACTATATCCTGATCCGTTGTCCACGATTCACTTGATTGCTTAATATCGCCTTTCATGTCATTACCCATAACCGCACTCCATAGTCTACCTGGCATTGCGATATAGCAAATAGGCTGATGCCTGTCTGATAAATTACGCCCGTAGCATGTTATGTCCGCATTGTTCGGCCTCCAATAGTTAGACAACGGCAACATATCAATATCCGATGTCATTAACATCGTATCGGGTGTAACGCACGTATGAGCGTACAAGCGGATACATTGCGAGGTTATAACACTATCTGTCACCATTGTTAATACGTCCCATCCTAGACGCTTCCATGCCCATTTAACAACAGGCTCAAAGAATGCGTATTCCGGGTTGTTGTTGTGTGAAATTACTACTGTTCTCATAAATTAAAATCGCTTAACTTGTTTATCTGGCTGTTCGTTAATAATATTCTTGATCATTTCCCAAGACTGCATAATGTCACGGTCAAGGCACGTTTTCTTATCCTTGCTTTCCAAGCAATTTGAAACCATCCTAAAAGTATCTTCAATTTGCTTTGCCTGAAATTCGTATATTTTTAATTCTTTCATAACCACCAATAAAATACCTCTTTATAAATCTTCTCTGTCTTAATAAATCCCGAATTTGCATCGTGCTTATTAAAGAACCGTATCGTTTCCATATCCACAACTCCAGCACTCCCGATATGCCTACATGTTAAATCAGAAGTCCATAACGGATTTGAATGATCACTACCACGCCCTAACATATTAGTTATTAGCGTGTAATTAGTGCCCGGTCTGTGCAATTGCTTCATAATATGCTTCTGATCTGAACCGTGTTTAGATAAATCACCGGCACCATCCATGAAGTTATCCCATGTTCCAAACTCTTCACGTATCGCATCGCATTTTAAACCGACCATGCCACCCATTAACGGTAATTGATGCGCCCGGTTGTCATTTATGCCGTGTATTCTCATTCCCGATTCCTCCCACTCCTGAACAGCTATACACTCTCTTGCCGTAGTTATCGCATCCGCATCTCTACATAATACCATTTCGCTATTAGGCCAAAATACAGGCTTGAATCGCCATAGCATTGATTTGCATAATTCGTCCTCTGCATCTATATTATAGCTTATACCGTAATGCTTTTGCAGTTCTGTAAAGATATGATCGTAGTCCGAAAATGTTCCGCTGTCAAGTTCTACGTGTGTTTGCCAGCCCGGATATAATAAGCGGTTCATTTTTACATTCCAGACAAAGCCCCGGAGGTAAAAGTTGAATAACCATTTATCGGTTGTACGGGAGCCGAATAGGGAGTAGCTAAGTAACTTCATATAGGCCTAGATTTTCTAATAGCGTTCTTTTCGTTTATAGACCATACTATTTTACCATCAATATTAAACTCTTTTAATCCTTTATTTTTAGGCTGAGATTCAAAACCTTGTTGCATTCTCAACTCTCTTAATTTTGCCTTGCTTTCAGGCGTAAATCGAGGCCGGTTTATATCGCATAACATCGTACCTAATACGGTAAACATTGCTAGTTCTCGAATTGCTTTCTTGTTGCTCATTTTGTCCTGCATAAGTATCTATAAAATGGTTTGATTATTTCGTATTCTGTTTTCAAAACCCCGGCTTTAAATATATCCTCTGACCAGCATCCGTCCTCGCCAATTGTCTTATCCTGGAAGGGAATATCTTTTATTAAATCCAGCTTAACCACATTCAAGTGATTTGGGTTACGGTAGTATCCAGCATTGTCCTGCCACCAATGAGTATATTTAAGTGAGTGATAAAAAGGTCTGTCATACCT